GGCGTATATACCACGCCCGTTCTTGAACTCCATGTAAGTTTCAGCTTTCATGAACAACTTGACTTTGAAATGACATAATTCACCCTCGTCATTTCGCTCCAATAAGTCAACATAATCATCATGAATTTTGATTAATTCATCCTTCCTCCATTGTTGGTAGTTCGTTTGAGCTAACCAGGTCTCAAATAGAAAAGGATAATCAGCTTCTATGGGTGGTAGGTCAAAATACTTGATAGCTTGGCTTGTGTGTTCCCTAAGTCTATCTAAAAATTCTGGATTCCTAGACGGCATTTTCCTACCCATTCGTCTAAGGACTCCTTGAGCCAGTGTTTGAGAATCAGAGGTGTCGGGGTGTGGACAAGCGGCTCCTTCAAAATGGCAGCCGAGTGAGACTTGTTCAACAGGTCGAGTAATGTCATGGATCTTCTCCATAGTCTTAACATTAACACTTCTCCCAACTTCGATATGTTTGATTTTGACCTCATCAGATCTATAACCAACCATACCAACTCTGATCTCGCCGACTGGCAGATCTAGTTTAAAGCCTGAGCCTTAAACTCTTCGGTCACTACAACCGGACCCGTACGATTTCCATCGGGGCATTTCATTAGCAAGTCGAGAGAAAGATGACGCAAAACTTGCTCTTCTTTCAGATGCTCTCGATAAGCTAATAGAGCTTCGTAAGTGCGAGTCAAAACTTCGTCACTTCCTCCACTCGCAACATCATTTTGCTCGATAAAGTTCTTCGAGTGATTGATGGTAGCACACTTGGTTAGTCCGATCTTTATTGTATTCTTAGCGCTCTCATCAGAATTAAAAGGCGATATTCTGAATGACGCGAGATTTTTAAAAGCTTCTTTAGATACATAAGCAACCGGGATCGGTGTCTCTGTCATTTTCTCGACATAGACTTCACCTTCAGGGATAAAGAAACTAAGAGCGCTTTTCAGCAGTCCTTTTTCCCCGATATTTGAACATTTTTTAACGACTTCGCACCCATTAACCACGTAACTTGCATACAACGGGTCTTTGTGCTTGAGTTCTCCGACTGCCAAGTAATCCAGCCGGACGTCAGTTAGGTCTGCCACTTTTGTAGTATCTGACACACTGTGAACGAATCCTCCCATTCTAGTTACTGTATTTGAATAAATAGGTCTTACTAGACCAAGTTTTATTCCAATAAACTTCTTCACAATAGAATAATGATCAACGTTATAAGGTGC